TACTGGTGGTCTTTCAAGATTGTTAGAATTAGGTTATGCCAGAAATGTTGTTAAATTAGACTATGCTGCGCTTTATCCAAAGACTGAGTTAACGCATGGTATATTTCCAGATTTGGATATAAGTGGCGTTATGGAAGGGTTATTAACTTACGTGGTTGATACTCGTGATAAGTTTAAATTCCTTACTGGTAAGCATAAGAAGTTAGTTAAAAAACTAAAAGCTGAAATTGAAGCTAATAAGGGAACGTACACTAAAGAACAACTAGATGCTTTAGAAAAAGAACTTACTGAAAATAAGGTATTAGAGAACCTTTACGACAAAAAACAATTACCACTTAAGATATTAGCCAACTCATGGTTTGGTGCCTATGGTGCGCCTTATATCTTTAACTGGGGGTCTTCAGATTGTGCTGAGGAGACAACTTGTCGTGGTCGTCAATATTTGCGACTAATGGTTAAACATTTTAGTCAAAAGTATGGCTTTAAACCATTAGTTGGTGATACCGATGGTTTTAACTTTGCCTTTCCTGATAACATTGATGACGTAAAATACTTAGCTAAAGGTTCACATTGGAAAACGGCTCATTACGCTAATGAAGAATTAACTGGTTTAGAGGCAGTGTTGGCGGAGTTTAATGAAACATATATGACAGGTAGAATGGGGTTAGATATTGATGATATTTGTAATTCAACAATCAATTTCTCAAGAAAGAATTATGCCAACGATATAAATGGTAAGATTAAGCTTGTTGGTAACTCAATTAAATCTAAAAAAATGCCAGTCTATATCGAAGATTTTTTAAATAAAGGTATTAGGCAGTTATTAGATGGTAAGGGTGCGGATTTTATACAGTCATATTATGAACATGTGGATTTGATTTATAACTATAATATACCAATAGTAAAAATAGCTTCTAAATCTAAGGTTAAGTCGAGTATAGCTGAGTATAAGAAGAGGATGAGTAAGACTAACAAGAAGGGTAATCCAATGCCTAGACAAGCGCACATGGAATTAGCGATATTATCTAATTTAGAATTAAACTTAGGTGATACACTTTATTATGTTAATACTGGTACATCAAAATCACAAGGTGACTTAAAAACTGTTATTAAAGACAGTGTAAAAAAATTAAGTAAAGCCGAAGCTAAACAATACCTTATTGATAACGGACATAAAGTTAAATATCCTACAGAACTTCAAATTAATTGTCAATTAATTGATTCCATGATTGTTGAAACGAATATGGAAATGCTTAAGGAAATTGAAGTACTTAAAAAAATTCTTTCAAGTGAAACAAACGAAGAAAAAATTGAAAGTATTAAATTAGATATTGCTAATATTGAGGCTCAATTACATAAGGGTACTTATAATGTTCCAAAATATTTAGAAGCTTTCAATAAAAAAGTTAAACCGCTTTTAGTCTGTTTTAACCCAGATGTAAGAAGTAAAATTTTATTAAGTATTAAGAAAGATAAGAAAACTAAATTAGAGAAATTAACTGAAAGGTCATATTTCACGGAAGCTGATTGTCAATTGGTTTCTGGTATGCCAAATAACCCAGAGGACCAAGATACGTTTGAGGAGTTAATGACTATGGAAGATAAGGAAATAAAATTCTGGGTTAAGGTTGGTATGGTACCTAACAATATGACCGAAGAAGAATTTGAAGTTATTAAAGAGGGTTATTTTGAACGTAAAAGGATTGAAAAGATTGAAGGAATTAAGCATGAGATGGAATTGCTTGATGATTTCTTTAGACATATTGAATATCCAGAATTGTTAAAGTATAAGGAAGGTGAAGATATTCCTTTTGAAATGTTTTCATTTGCAGATTTAAACTTTGAAAATGGTGATATTGTTTCAAGAAAATGGGATACGGTTTTAGGTAATTTTAGAGACATACTTAAATATGAGGCTGAAATAATACAAAGAAATCAATGGTACAGTGATAATAATTGTAAACACGATGATAGGTACCAACAATGGGTTGATTATAAAAATCAACAAGAAATGAAGACGGGTAATTCACAACTCGAATTAAATTTCGAGTTTATTGAATCAACGTTTGATGTGGTAAAATCTGTAAGTAAGGTAAAAGATATGTTAATCAAAAAGAACTATTTGTTATTCGTTGATAATAAATTAAATTCACCTGAAGAAGAAGAGGTTGATGAAATCGACAAAGAAGATGAAGAGGACGATGAGCCATTCGATGATTTTAGTCCAGAGTTACAAAAGTTTGAGTTTAATGTTGAACTTGATAATGTTGACCTTGAAGAAATTAGTTTTGAAAAGGAAGAAGAGGAAGATGAATGGAGTTTATTTTAAAATAAAAAGGGAGCATTTGCTCCCTTTTTTATATAACATAAATACCCATTGGTCTATACTTAAGTTGTTTATTTAAATTTTCAGATTCATTAGCTGCTCTCTCTAATTGTGAAGTACTTGACAATCTCATTAATCTAGCATCTAACCTTTCTAAGACTTCTTTTCTTTCTTCATTACCTTCGCTGATAAGAGTTTCATAATCCATGGTTCTTTCAGCTTCTGGTGGTCCAATAACACCGCCATATTTACCTCTAGTTCTACCTAAAGCTCGCTTAGCTTCAGCTATAAACAATTGTCTTATTAAGACCTTAGTTGGTTCGTTAAAATCAGAATAATCTAATTTAGCTAATGGAACTTGATTAGGTAATTTAATAATATCTGGATTATCTAATTTACATTGGTCAACATTAGATGCATCAGTTTCATAATAGTGATACCAAACTTGACAACCAGCTATAGATAAACCAGTACCTGTACCAGCTAATCCACCAGTTCCAGCACCAAAAGATAATTTAGAACCTGGTACACTTAATAAGTGTAATAATTTTGTTCCATTAGGACCAGCAGTGATTTTATAAACTAAATCACTTCTAACAATTCTATTTTTAAGGTTCATATCGGCATCTGTTAATAAAATATCAAAAGCTGGTGCTATGTAATAACCACTACGACCACCACCAGTCCCAGCACCTGCGGTACCAAAACCACCACCAAGTTGTGCAACACCACCACCAAAACCAGCATCTATACCACCATAATTTGCCATTAACGCTTGAGTAACAGTACTTGGAGTAAACCATAATACTTCGTTAATTTCCCTACCAGCTGGTATTTGATAAACCTGACGGCCATCTTCCAAATCTATAAAATCCTTTTTTAATTCCCAAGGACCATTAGTTTGTAAACCAACTTGTTTTGAATAGGCATATGTGTATTGTGAAGTTAAATCAAATGACCTAACACTAAGTGCGAATGCCATATCTGTTGTATCAATATTCTTACCTAGAACAGATTGCCATTGATGTTCGATTAACCATTCTTGAACATACATGCTATAGTCTTCAATAGCTATTTCAAGTAATGTACAAAGCGTTTCATCGGTTAATTCGATTTGACGAGTAGGTGCACCCATTGAGTGCCTAAATTGTTTAAAAATCTTGTTACGTTCATCTACGCTTACTGACATAATGTTTTATTTACTTATAAATATACAAATAACTAAGATTATACTAAAAATTGTTTAGTTAATTGAAAACATTCGTTTAAACTCTTAAAGGAAATATTCGGTACGAGTAACTGATTACCAATTCTAACCATAGGTACGTCATTACACTTAGATACCTCATAAATCTTATCAAATTCAGCTTGATTTTCATCTTTATTTACATCAACTTCAGTATATTCAATACCTTCATTAGTTAAAAGGTTTTTAAGCTCCTTACAGTAAGGACAATTTTCGATAGTATAAATCTTAACCATAATTATTTTACATTAAATATAATAATACAAAAAATACTTGTAAATGTTTAAACTTTTTAAATTATACGTATATTTATATTTGTGGTTACAGTGTAACCACAAATAAAATTAATTAAAATAAAAAAAATGAAAGAAGAAGAAATAAAAATTAGAATTAGTGAAGTAATGAAAAAAGATTTTCAAGATATATGTGAAAATGAGTCAACAACAATGTCAAGAAAAATAAATAATTTTATTACCAAAGAAATTAATTTAAAAAAATACAAAACAATGAAAGGTGTTATTGTAACTAAAGAATTAATTCGTTTTGGTGTGATAAATGGTAATGGGCGATTGTATACTAAAGATGAATTACTAAGACAAAAATTTGATGCTGACGGTTTTGAATATACTGAATTAGATAAATTAAATTCTGAAATTTTCTACGGACAGTTTGGTTATGGTGATAGTGAAAAAATACATAAATATAATGCAACACATTCAGTAAGTAATTTTAGAATTGAAGGTGAATGGCTTATTGGTGATGTTACAATATTAAATGATTCAATAACAAAAATCTTTAATAATTTAGTTTTTAGACCACGTTCTTTTGGTGAAATTGGTGAAAATGGTTTAGTTAAAAATTTAGAAATAATTGGTTTTGATGCAATAGTTAAATCCCTAGATGAATTTAAATAAATGAAAAAGATTTGTAGTAAATGTAATATTGAAAAATTAATTAGTGAGTTTCACTTAAATAAATTTGGAAAAAATGGTTATTATTCCCAGTGTATTGATTGTAAAAACAATTATAAACGAGAATATAATAAAAATAATAAACAAAAAAGACAAGAATATCGTAAAAGTAGAAAACATATAGGTTTATGGCGAAGTTTATTAAAAGCTTCATTAACCAGACTTGGTAGTAAAAAGGAGGGTCTAACAATTGAATTACTTGGTTATTCAGCAACTGAATTTAAAATACATATTGAATCTTTATTTACTAAAGGTATGTCATGGGAAAATCATGGTGAGTGGCATATTGACCACATTAAAGATGTTAGTAGTTTTGCACTAACAACACCCCCAAATATTGTTAACGCCTTAAGTAATTTAAGGCCAATGTGGTCAACAACCAGAATAATTGATAATGTTTTATATGAAGGTAACTTAAATAGAAATAAAATCAGACGATATTAAATTTCGTTTAATATCTCATCCATTAACATTTCGGTAATTTCCTCTTCTGTTTTATTAGTTTCACCCATTATAGTTGAAATGACATCTTTTTTGCGTCTTAATGTCTCCCACATTCTAATAGAGACAGTGCCATCAAATAGTTGATAATAAACAATAACGTTCTTTTTCTGACCAATTCTAAAGGCTCGGTCTTCAGCTTGTTCGTTATTACCTGTAACCCAATCAAATGAATTAAAAATAACCAACGTACCCTCAGTTAATGTAATTCCCACGCCAGCAGATTTTATATTACCAATAAATACCTTAATATTTGGATTATTTTGAAAAGCATCAACTGAATTTTGTTTATCACGTTCTTTCATAGGACCATTATGTGCAACACATAGTTTACCAAAGTGATTTTTAAGCTCATTAAGCTCATCGGTAAACGTTGTGAAGATTATCACCTTCTGGCCAATTTCAATCGCATTTTCGGCCATTTCTATCGTTTGTGGGATGGCTTGCATTGCTATGAACTTACGTAATAATCCAAGTTCAACTAAATCTCGCTGTATAGTACCTCTCTTTTTTTCTTGTTTTCGTTTTTCTAAATACGCATCCCATAATTCATCATACTCTTTCCATGCATTTTCAGATAATTCATGGTATATTGGTGACACAATTTTATCTGGCATGTCAAGAACTTCAGTTTTTAATCTTCTAAGGATTGAATTTTTAGTTCTAGCTGCTAATTCTTCCAAGTTGGATGCCCCATCAGTTAACCATATTTGTTTTTTAGTACCATTTTTTAGAGTTTTATAAAATTTTTTAGCTTCACAGTACCTATTTGCAAAATAATGCCAATTTTCTGCTATTGGTGACTTAATAATCTTAAGTAAATTAAAGAAATCCATTGGTCTATTAGCAACTGGAGTACCTGTTAATAACCAAGTTTTATTAATTCCATGATTAACAGCTAAATCAGCTATAATTTCACCACGTTTACTCTTCTTATTTTTTAAATTATGTGCCTCATCAACAATTAGAAGGTCAAATTTTTCATTAGCTAACTCTCTATGTATATCTTTTTCATATTCACCCTCTTTTTTGTCATCTAAAGTATGAAAATTTTTAAGTATATCAAAATTAATTATTGTAAATCGAGCTGTTTTCCAATTTTTACTGTTAACTATCGCCACATCATCACAAAAAACATTTATTTCACGTTTCCAGTTTAATTTAACTGAAGAAGGACATACAATTAGTATTTTTTTCGCTCCAGATTCTAACGCCGCTATGATTGATTGAATTGATTTACCAAGACCCATATCATCAGCTAATATACAACCATTTCTTGATAGTAAGAATTTTATACCAATTTCTTGGTGTTGGTATAATTTCTTCTCGGCTTTTGACAATATGTAGTTATAAGGGTTGAAATCAACATCAACCTCAATTTCTTCAAAATATGGGTCATCAACTACTTGAGTTTTTGGTAACCAATACATTTTAAACTCCTTTTGGTTACGTTTTAATTTACCCATTACATGATATGATTTATCGGTGTCTGCAAGTATTACATCAACCAATATTTTTTCTGGTATAAAAGATAAATTCTCTTGACGTTGTAATTCTTCACCAAAAAATGGTGATATTTTAATTACCCTATTAATCTTAATAGGTTCTTTATCATGGTTATCAATTATATATTTTGTTTGAATTTCAGTTAACACTAACTTTTTATTCTTTAAATAATCATTTTGCATCTTTTTTATATATTGGTTTTCACCGTTATATTTTTCTAAAAGATTTAATGCTGAGCGTCCCTTTATATCGTCTAAGTTAATCAATTTTAATTACAATTTACTATTTATTAT